CTATAAGTTAAAGTACTTCCAAACTGAACAAAACTACCCGATATCTTTTTAAATGTTTTAACTCCTACCCAACACCATTGAGCTGCAGGTGTAACAGGATTACCTGTTGTAACATTCTGCAAAGTATTATGATTAATAAACTCTTTAATGTAAGGTGATAGATCGTAGTAAGTCGCAGGTGAACTTGACGAAGGTATATTCTTGCTTAGTGTATAAGATGGAGAAGCAGGCATTGGCGTACTATTTCCATTCCATAAGAATATCTTAACCATTGAAGCAGTTTGACCTGTTTCGTTTATTGTTAAAATGTAAGGTGACCGTGCAAATATTGACATATTATTTTGTTAAATAAATTGATTCATTAAATAGTTTTAAAGCGTCTAATCCAAACTTCTCAATCAATTGGTTTGGTAGTTTTTTGTATGCAGTTTCAAATGGCTTAGTAAAGAATAAACTTGGTTTGATTCCTTTTTTAAATATGTACCTGGACAAAGCAAATTGTAAACTCTTTCTACTTGTGAACTTTCCGTTTGTTCCTCTTGGTGCTAATCCTTTTTTAACAGCCCATTTGTCAAATGCTTTGGGAGGAGGTGCTTTAGTTGTGTACTTGTAAGGTGTATCAAATTTCCTTTCTTTACCTGATACTCCTTTGTCTTGGTAAAGTCCGTACTCCTCCATTATAAAATCCATTTCAAATGAATTCGCGTTAGCTTGAACTCGTGCATTAATTGACTTAAAAAGTTTACCACTTCCTTTGCCTGATTTGCTCAAGTTCTTTTTTGATTCGTTTATAACGTAATCACGAAACTTATTTAATTCAATTTGAAGTTCAGATTGTTTCATTAGCAAATAGTCATTTCATTAGGAACGGTAACATCAAAAGTCATTGTCCAACCTGCAAGTAAATTCTCAAACCTTTCGGTAAATGGTTCGCAGTTTGGTTCGCCACTAATAGCAATTTTATTATCCCACAAACCACCGTGTAACATCTGCTGAAAGCATCTATTTAAAACTGCGTGTTGGGTGTTTAATACGTCAATCTCGTTGTTGTTCTGCTGGAATACATCTGTGACTTCTGACTTAGAAATATCTACGATATCCATTGCAATAATAGATACGTTGAATGTAATCGTGTTAGATTGTAAACTTGAGCTATTAACCATTAAGTGAATTAAAGGAAATATAGTTTGCTTGTTTAAATCAACCTGAAAGATATCTCCTTGAGTAACTGAGTTAACAATAGCATCGTTATCAAAGTGTGTTTTTAATCCATCTAATAAATTGTAGTATCCTGTCATTTTATTAATTTATTAAGTTGTCGTTGTTCGATTTCTGTTTTTTGTTTTTCGAAGGTGAGATAGGTGAGACATTTAGTAAGTCCGAGACCGGCAACATCATCGAACCTTGTAACGTCTCCTTTAGCGAGTGCATATAATGATTGATACCATCCCCATCGTTTTGCAAATTGAGTTGTTTCGCTAAAGTCTGCGACAGCTTCTTGTCCTTCTGCATCTCCTTCTCTAAATAATTCAGGGTAGCCGTTAGTAACTCGTTTCCTAAAGTCCAAAAAAAAACACTACTTGCGATCACAACATCAAGCGGTGCAAACTTCATTAACTCTTGAAAGTCTAAGTTAGGTTCGTAAGGCATTATATCGTACTTCTCTTTTTGTGTTTTAACAATAGGTCGGTACATAACAGCCATTGCCTTGTGATAGTCGTCCCATTTAGTTAAGTGACTTTCTAAATCTACATATTCACCAAAAGTTATTGCTTCGAGTTCTGGTATAAATCCAAATTCAATTGCCGTTTGGTTTGCTGTTATCTTAAATCTATTTTGAAACTTAGGCTTCTCTGAAAATAACTTGCTAAAGTGAGCTATTAATTCATTCATAGATGAGAGCTTCATTTTAACTATGTCCTTGAGTTCTATTCCGCAGAATATCTCAATCATCTTTTGTGCTATAAATTCCTCATCATTGGAATCTGCCTGAACTCTTAAAAAGTCCTGATAGCTTTTAAGTGGGATTTCACTTAGACTTGAAGGTACGTTAATTTCTAACTTCATATTATTTAAACGATTTAATTATTATTTTGTTGTTTGCGTATATAATCAAATGCCTCGCATAACATTTGAAAGTGTATTCTCATTCTCATCATATCGTCAAATACTATTTGTATTCGTCTTCCTTTCTTCTCGTAGATGTAATTCTCAACCACTCGTTTCATTGCGTTTAAATCTACTTCTTCGGTCATCTGATATAATATAAGCCTTTGTTTGGGTTTGCTAACTGATAAGCAACTGCATATCTTAAAGCATCTATTGCGTGATTATGTTTATCTATTGGCGTTTTACTTTTCTTCTCTAACCAAGAATAGTTGTTTAGTTCTTTGATTAAGTCAATGCTGTCTTCTGATATTACTAAGTCGTAATCTTGCAGTAAACTGATTCCGTATATTACGCTATCAGCTCCTTTGATTGTAGCAACAACATTGTTACCTAAAGCATTTAACTCACTAATCAATCTTGGCTCTGAGTTATCACCTACGATTAAATCCTTGTCAGCAAACTCACTATTTAACCTGGCTATTTGTGAGGTAGTCAATGCTTGTTTATAGAATAACAACTTAACATAAATTATCTTATTCGCTTTGTCAATGTTTGTCTTGACCAATGTTGTCGGGTCTGCACTGAATCCGTAATCTTGCCCATAAACATTTACTCCTATTTCTCTGAACTGCCCTATCTTCCAATTGGTAAATATAACTCCTTCTGCTTTATCAAGCCATCCACCCAAGATCGTGTGCTTGTATTTCTCAGGTCTCCTTTCCTTGATTTGTTCTACCTGTTTTAAAAATGATTCAGATAGGTTCTCTAAGTTGTCTAAGTACGTCGTATGAATGTATGTCGTATCGTTGTTTATTAGCGTAGCTCCCTGTTGTATTCCTTTGCTCTCAAAGAACTTGTCATATATAAAATGCTCCTTTGTCGTAGGGTTTAAAATAAGGATTACACGGTTTTGTTTCGTCTTATGTCTAATTGATAAATCTATCTTGTCGAAGGTATCCTCGTCTGTTAGCTCTTCTGCCTCATCAAGCACCCAAGTTGTAACTCCTTGTAATGATTTAAGATTTGCCGTTTGAGTTCCCGAGCTTGTCTTGATTCCTTTGAATATTATCTTGCTTCCTGTAGTGATGTTTATTATTTCGTCTTTTGTTACGATGAATTGGTCTTCCATTTTCATCAGCTCAATCTTCTCAATGAATTCTGGTATGATTGAAATGGATGCTGATACCAATGTGTAACGCGTAAACAAAACAACGTGCCCCGACTCCCTTGTAAGAAGTAATAGAAATGTAGTTACCGAATAAGACTTAGATGAACCACGTCCACCTGTTACAATGAAGTATCTTGACGAGCTACCTAAGCAATTAAATTTATGGTTTAAAACTATCAATCTTAAATAGGTCTTTTACATCAAAATCAGATACACTTAAATTTGTGTCATTAGTTTGCTTCGGTGCTCCATAGCAACTATCCATTAAAGCCTTGTATGCATTTACATCACCTTTACCCGCCTTTACTAACATAGCTAATGTAATGGCTTGTTCTTGTGTTAAAGTTTCTTGTTCGCCTGTTAATGGATTCTTTTGATTCTTTGCAAATTCAAATAACTCTTTTATAATGGTACTTCTATTTCGACTTCCTTTCGGTCTGCCTGTTGGATTTCTTACCTCGCCTTTTTGTGCAGGAATTAAGTTTTCTTCGTTAGCCATATTTTCTAAATTGTTTCTAAATTAATTGTCCTATGTTTCCTAACTCTTTAATTACGTCTGGGTTGTTATCGTAATGCTTATTTATTCCGAGTTCTTTTACCTTATCAACTTTTGCTTTGTTGCTTCCTGTTGCATAAACTCTTGAAAAAAGAATGCCTGCTTTGTTTGCTCTTGGTAACATATTATCTTTACTATCTCGTGCTGAAATAATATAAACAGTTGCTCCTTGTTTCTTATACTTTAAAGCTAAGTCTAATCCTTTTTGCGTATCTAAAGTACCATCAAAATCAAAGCTAATTTTTTCAGTAGCTAATTCTTGATAAGTGCTTTTGCAGATAGCAGCTCGTTGGTCTTGTGTGTATTCTTTAATCATTATATGGTCACTCATACATCTTTGTAAGTAATCATTCTGTGATTCGTCTTTTTGTGGCTTAGGAATTGGCATCTTCTTCTTTATATTCGTTAAATACCTTTTGCATCTTCATAATGATTTCTCTTAAGCAACTTCCGCAAGATGTTGATTCTTGATTGACGTGAAATACTCTGTTGTAAATCTTTAGTATTGCATCTTGTTCTGATGGCTTGATTGTGTCCTTAAGTAATACCTGTGAATTGTTTAAATAATTGTATTCATCTTCGGTAAAACATTCAGGTTTATTGTAAGGAAACATTGCGTTTAACTTTGCTTTACGTTCGTCACATCCGCAATCGTCTCCAGCTATAAACTTAACTAATTTTTTGATTCCTGTTACCTCTGTGATTTGTTCAATCGTGTCTCCTAATCCTTGTGCTTTTTTTACTGTTGTCTTTGCCATAATTGTTTAATTTATAGTTCTTCTAATTTAGTTATTTGTTCCTGTGATTCTTTCATTCGTTTTTTAGTAGCTTCAGAATTATCTATTAACTCATATTCTTCGTTTATATAATCCGCAAAGTCTTCACCTATTGCGTGTCTTAATCTTTCCTTGCAATTGCTTAACGTGTTAAATATAGATGTTAAACTAATATTGGTTTCTTCTGCTATTTGTCTCATTGATAGTTTTGATTCCCTGTATAAATTAAATAGTTTAATATCGTACCAATGCCAACTATCCACTTCATCTTGTATCTTTTCTTCTATCGTGCTAAATGCTTCGTGTTTTTCTAAGTCAAAATCAATATAGCTTAAATTGATATTATCGTCAAGACAAACCTTCATCATTTTGTTAGCTCTTAAATGGTCAACGTAAACACTTCGTAGAATTAACCACATAATGTTTTTGTTAATTGAGTCAGTAACAATCTTATCAATGTAATTTAAACGTATGATTTTGATATATGTTTCTTGTACAACGTCATCTGCAAGAAAGTACTCGCCAAAACTATTGACTATCTTAACCCATTCTTTGTGCTGTCTCGCCAGTATGTTTAACTTGTCCATTTCTTAAATTATAATCAAACTTACGATTAAAATATAATCACTTAGATAAAAAGTTTTCAACAAATAGTTGTTTAAACAAAAAAGCCCTAATTAAAGGGCTCTAACATTTGTTCTAAATTAACTCGATAAATATACTTATCTAACTTTTTTGCTGTTTCTAAACTCACATCTTTTCCTAACAGGAACCTGTCTATGTTGTACTGGTGAAACTTCTCTCCTCTACCTTGTATTTCTTTGACTATTTGGTTTCGTGTTTTTGTCTTTAATGCTTCCCTTAGATAAGCTCGTAAACTATAATCGTCTATGTACATCAGAAAGGCAAGTCATCAGTATCAAGCTGCGTTACTCTAATGTTTGGCTCTTCAGTTTTAACATATGGTTCACTAAAAGAAGCACTGAAATACTTTGTACCCTTTGAAGATTCTTTAAGCCATAACGCCACCTCCATATCTTTGCCGTTTACATTTACCTTCCCTTTGTAATCGGGATGATTCTCTGACTTCTTGTTATCATTTTTAAAGATAGCACCTGAATTGTTTTTTGTTTCCATTTTAATCGTTTTTAAGTGTTAGTAAATAAGCTATTGAACAAACCCAACCCCAAACTATTGCGGGTGTGAGCAGTATTGTTAGTAATATAATCATATTGTTTCTATTAGTTGGTTATAGTATTCTCTACATAGTTCTATTCGTGTTTTTATTTCTTCGATTACTGACTCATCCCTATCAATAACAAAAGTCTTAATTCGTTTTTCTTTAGGTATGTGGTCAAAGTTATGCTTTGCTTCTACGAAATCACGAATATCTTGGCTTTCATCTATTGACTGCTGCTTCCAGTGTTCACGCCTTACCTCATCTTCAACTATTTCAAATGGTGTATT